TATCTCCAATACAAATTTCAACAGAATCTTCAGTAAATTTTAATTGCAATTTAAATTTATCTATTGTAACTAAATCAACATTTTCTTGTATTTTTAATTCATTTATCATTTTAATGGATCTACTCCAGGTAAACTAGGTTTTATTATATTCATAATTTCTTCACCAACAGAAGAAGAACTTTCAGATAATTCTTTGATATTATTAATTAAATTTTCTGTTAATCCATCAGTTGAAGTTAATTTTTTTTCTAAATCAAATGATCCGTCAGGTTCTAATCCATGTGTATCTAAAAAATCATTTATGTTAGCCATTGTTCTGTCTATTTTATCAGTAGGAATACAATCATTATTATCTGCTAAACATCCTAATAATTCATCTATTTTACCTAATAAATCAGATAAACCTATATTATCTAATAAATCTTTTATACCAGATATAGCACTTCCTAATATATTAAAATCAACATCTGAATGAGCAATATTATATAAATTACTTGTTACTGCATTTATATCATTCATCATATCATTAATAGAACTTGTTAATGAATCTAAACAACTTCCAGTAAATCCTGATGTTGCTCTTTTAACACTATTAACTTCACTTAATATAGAACTTTTATTAGATGCTAATTGTTCAGATAAATCTTCAACACCTTCTTTTCCTTTACTGTCATTTAATGTGTCATTTAAGAAATCCATTTTATCTGAAACATCAGATTTATGACCATTAAATTTGTTTATATATTTGTCTAAATCTCTATTAAATGATTCACAAGGTGAAATATTCATAATTTATTTTCCTATGGGTTTAATGAAATTGTTCCTGCACTCATTTCACAAGAACTTCCAGAACCACCATTCATTGACATTCCTGTTGATGTTATTGATAATGATCCACCTGCTGTTACATTAGTATTACCAGAAGATGTTACATCTACTTGACTAGCAGTTACTGATGCATTTCCTGATACAGTTATTGTACAATTTCCACCAACACTAATATCATAATTTCCTGAAATTGTTAAAGTTTTATTTCCACCAATTTCTTCTTCTTTATTTCCATCAGTTTGTTTATATTCATTAGATTTAATAAATTCTGTTTTATTATTATTTATGGTAATATTTTTGTCTGTCCCAACATATTGATTTTTTTCTTGCATGGAAATTTCTTGTTTATTTCCAACATTTTTTACAACAACATTTCCATTTTTATCAATTTCAATATAAGAATTAGAAGGATGATAAATATGAATTCTTTGTTCACCAGGAGTACTATCTAATTCTATAATAATACCAGAATGAGTTGCATAAACAATATTGTTTGGATATTTTGCATTATATGCAGGAGAAAATTCGCTCCATGATCCTTTACTTAATGCTTTTTCAATATTTTTGATTAAGTTTTGTGTTTTAGAATCAACAATAGTATCTTTTGTTTCTTCTCTTGCTAATTTATGAAAATCTGGTTGATTTAATCTATGAGAAGCTGGATAAGAACCAGAAGGATCATTAAAACCCATTGAAGGATCAGAAGGATTAGATGGAACGCCTGGAGCAGAAGCAAAATATTTTGGTTTTAATATATGTCCATTTTCAAAAAATAAAAATACATGACTTCCTTGTAATGGAACAGTAAAATTACCAAATCCTGAAACACTTCCTTCAAATAAACTTAAACAAGGATCAGATCAAGGTAATTCATCTGTTGGTATTCCGTCGAATTCATCTTTATTTTTATTATCAGTATGAACGCCAAAAATTCTTATTTTACATCTTCCTCTTTTTTCTGGATCATTATTATCTTCAATTACACCACGATAAATTCCATGTAACAATTCAGATTGAGGTTGAAATTCAGAAGGATCATTTTTAATCATAATTTTTCCTTTAAATTAAATTAGTTTTAGAAGCAGAAACTAATTCTGACAAATTACTTTCTTCATAACCATTTTTAATGCATACAAGTTTTTGTTTATAATGTATTGAACTATGTGGATTAAAAGAATGTGTAATGCTTTTAATTAAATATTTTCCATGTAAATTTTTGTTATAATTTTCTTGTGAATTAGTACTTGGTCAGAAAATAGATATTAACCCACCACAATATCTTTTTTCATGTCCTTTTACAGTAAAACTTAAACATTGTTGTAAATTATATTTTTTTATTCAAGAATTATAATAATAATTATCTATAATTTTTGGATCTGATTCATTTAAATTTTGATATAATGTATTAGCAGATAAATCTATAAATAAAGATTTACCTCCTAAAATTGTACAATGATTTACTGAATCTTTATATTTATATTCATTTTTTATAAATTCTTTTTTATCACTATCTAATCCAAATCTTGTTCCACCAGATAAAAGTTTTAAAGAAGAATTATCAATTCCCATCATAGATCAAGATAATATTTTGTTATAATTAAATAAATTTTGATCTCCAAATGTATATAATCCGTCATCTTGACTAGATAATTTCATTAATGATTTTTCTTTTAAAAGAGATTCTAATGTGATTAAATTAGATCCATTACCATTATTATAGAAACAATATCCTGCTTCTTTAGATTTAATACCAGAACATCTTTTAATTAATCAATTAATAGTTGTTTTAGGAGTTCAATAAGGCATATAAAAACATTCTAATTTTTCTTTTGATGCTTCAAATTTATCTCATTTTTGAATTCCTAAAAGATTTTCTCCAATATCTTTAATAATTTTAGAATATTTTTCATTTTTTCAAGATTTAGAAAATTGAAGAAAATTTAAAGTAAAAAACATTGTATCAGTAAAATAAATTTCTATTATATTTTTATCTCCTGCTGATTGTCCTTTACCTTGTTCTATTTTTGATATAGAATAAATTTTAAATTTTCTTTCTATATCTTCTTCTTCCCCATATATTAAACCAATTGATTCATTTCCTGATAATGGACCAAATTCACTAATTCCTCTATTATCTGTAAATACTAATTTACCAACAATAGAATATGATAATATATCTTCAATAAAATAAAAAGATATTACATCAGAACTATCTAATGTTATTATTCCCTTATTCAATTCTAAAGAAATTGTAAAACTCTTTGTATTATCTTGTGTCTTCATTAATAATTACCTATTGTTTTAACTTCTTTAAGTATTTGATATAAATAATCATTTTTTAAAATATTTAATCTTTTGCCAGGTTCTAGTTCTTCAAAGGGATTAGTAATATTATTAATTATAGCAATAATTCATCATAAATGAGGAATACTGTATTTTTTAAATGCAATATCATCTAAAAATTCATCATTAGAAACTTCATATAAATCATAAAAAGAAGAATCATTTAATTGAGAAGTATTTAATATATAAGATCTAAATATATTTAAATAATTTTCATTTTCAACAATATCTTTTAAAATATTATATAATTTTAATTGTGATGTATTTGATAAATCCATATTAGTTTTTTCTTTATAAGTATTAATATTCATAATTAAATTCCTTTAAGATGTTCTAACAATTCCGCCTTGACTAAAACTTCTTCTATATAAAGGTTCAATATCAATGAAAGAAATATTTACAGTACATTGTGTAGGATATTCATTAATATATGGACCTTTTCAAACAGGTAAAATGCTTTCTATAGCAGCGTGATTTAATTTAATTAAATCACTAAATTCAGAAGTAACTCTGAAAATATTTGGAAAATTTATTCCAGTTAAATTGTCAGTCATTTCTGCACAAGATAATTCTTCTAATTTTCTAATAGGAAGAACAATATTATTATATGGATCACCATTCATATCAACTAAATTAAATTCAAAATCAAATTTTCTTCTATCTGTATCTTTATAAACCAAAGATGTATCTACTTTAAATTCGGGAATTTTAACATTACTTGCTCCAGCAACAGCTGAATTAGCCATACCTATTAATGCATTATTACTTGGGCCGCCAGAAGCAACAGATTTAAATGCAGAAGTAGCTCCACCAACCATAGCAGTTGCATCTGTTATAGATTTTCTAATTTCAGTTACTTTATTAGCTAATCTACTAGCAACAGATTCATAAGGTTCTCAATTATGATTAATAGGTTCATTTATTTCTTCGGGAGAGGGAAATAATCAAATTACATTTCCATCATCTGTTTTAATAGCATTTGATCCTCTACCATAAGCAGATTGTTTTTCAATTTTTTTAGCTTCAATTTTAATAGTAAAAAATTGTGGCCCTCATGAGGATCTTGGTCCACTTAATCTTGGTCTTAAATCATAGAATTCCATTATAATGCAGCTCCTAATGTAGTTTTATTCATAAACACTAATCCAAAATTTTCAATTTCATCTGGTGCTTCTGTATCATTAGAATTTACAGTACTAGCATTATTAGAACTAATAATTTGAGTATTATTAGCAATTTTATTTGATGTTTCATTTACTTTACCAACAGAAGAATTTACTTTTTTGGTTTCATCAACATTCTGATTTAATAATTCTTGTTGTTCTCTTTCTTTTCTTGCTTTTATTTCTAATGCTCTTTGATTTTCTTTTTCTACTTCATTAGATGTTACAGATTTTTTCTTTTCTACTTCTTTCTTTATTTTTTCTTCATCTTCTTCTTCATCATCACCACCAAATAAACTAGAAAACCATCCCTTTGCTTTATCTATTCCACCCTTTAGCATATCCGCACCAGGAATTTTATCTAATATTCAATTTTTTATTGATTGTGTTATATTTGATAATATATTTTTTAATTCAGTAATAAACCCAGTATCTTCATCTTCTTCTTCAGTAAATCAATTTAATGGATTCAATTTATTAATAATATTATTAATTTTGTTTTTTGCTCAATTCCATATATTACTAAATACATTACTAAATCATGTTCCTACTTGACTAATTTCTTGTTCATGTGAATTATCAGTAAATCAATTTAATGGATTCAAAAATGAAATAATATTATTAATTTTGTTTTTTGCTCAATTCCATATATTACTAAATACATTACTAAATCATGTTCCTACTTCTTTAATATTATTTAAAATTGATGAAATATCAATACTTTTAATAAAATCAATAAGATATTTAACAGAAGTAATAAAAAATTCAAAAGGCATTAATAAATAATCAAGAGCTTTAGGAATTAAAAATTTTAATCCATCAATTAATTTATTTCCAACTCCCCCTTCAATTTTAATACCAAATAATCCTAAAAATTTATCTGTTAATCATCCAATAATTTTTAAAGGTAAATCTAAAAATCCTATAATTGCTGCAGTAATTCCAACTTTGACTTTATCTATTAATGATCCTTGTGTATTAGTAAAAGCTTTCATAAAATCAAATAATGCTAATAATGCAGTTAATGGTCAAGCTAATTTAGAAAATCCTTTCATTACACCTTTAAGTAATGTTCCAATTAATCCTGTTCCTTTACTTAAAGTAACAAATCCTTTAATAATAAAAGAAAATGCTTTTTGAATAGGAGAAAACATTTTAGTAATTAATGAAAATTTACTACCAATTCAAGTAAAAATTTTACTAATAATAGGAATTTTATTTAATGAAGTATAAATAATTTTTGCCAAAGAACCTATTCCTAAAAAAATAGGTTTTAAAATTTTCATTGCATTAAACAATACTTCAAATGGTTTTACTATTACACCAATTAATCCACCTATAATAGCACCAATACCAAAAGTTAATCCTAATAATAAATTACTTAAATTAAATCCCTTTTCTTCTTTTTTATAACCCATTAAAGAAGCTTTTTTTTCATCTTTAAAATAACCTCAAATATCTTTTAATATACCAGTTTGTTTTTCTGTTTCATCTAATTGTTTTTCATCTGTATCTTTTCCAACACCAAATATGCTTT